TCAAGCAGGCCGCCGAATATTACTTCTGCGATTACTGGCGCGACACAATCACCGGGATCGGGATCGACATGGGGGACCGGGCGCACGTTGCCGTGGTGGCCCCCCTGGATTGGGAAGGAATCCGCTGCCTTTACTTCGAGGAACTGGACGTGGAGGACCTGGTGGAGCGGGTAAAAGTGCTGGAGAAAGCATTTAACGCCGGCGCGCTGGTAATCGACGCCATGCCGTACAAGACCGCCAGCAAGCAGGTGGTGCGCAGCCTGGAGAGGGCGGCCGGCTACATTCAATACTTCAAAGGCACGGACGTAAAGGAAAAGGAGGAAGGCGAAGGCGGCCGGGCGGTCAAGGTGGTGACCGTGGACAGGGACGAATCGCTGGACGAGACGACGGATCTTTTTGCCGCTTCTCCTCCCCTGGCCCTTCTCCCCCGCCCCCGCACGGTGGACGAGGAAAAGCTGCTGGAAACGGTGGAAAAGCACTTAAAAAGGCTGGTCAAAGAAAAGGACAAGGACAGCGAGGACGCGGCGATTCACTACAAGAGAAACGTGCCCAATCACTTTGGAATGGCAATCAACTCGGCCCGGATTGCGCTCTGGCTGGCCACCGGCAAGGGCGTCAAAACGGGACCGGTGGAATATACGACGGTAGTGAAAAGGAAAGCCAGATTTGGCAAGGGGGCGTACTAGGTGCCTATCTATGGTCCCAACGGAGAGATCTTAAGCACAAACAAGCCGATCACCCGCGAGATCGCCGTGGTGACCATTCGGGACCGCTATTCCTCCTACCCCTCCCAGGGCCTGACCCCGGAGCGCCTGGCCCGCATCTTCAAGGAGGCAGACCAGGGGGATATCTACCGGCAGATGGAGCTCTTCGAGGAGATGGAGGAGAAGGACACCCACCTTTTTTCCGTGCTGCAAACCAGGAAGGTGGCCGTGCAGGGGCTGGAGTGGGAGATCCTCCCCTACTCCGATTCCCGGGCGGACAAGAAGGCGGCCGCCCTGGTCCAGGAGGTCATGGAGTTTGAGGGCTTTGAAGACGCCGTCCTGGACCTGTTGGACGCCATCGGCAAAGGTTTTTCGGTTTGCGAAATCATGTGGGCGGTAGAGGGAGGCCGGGCGCTGGTCAAGGAGTTGCGCTGGCGCCACCAGAAGAAGTTCCGGTTCGGAGACCAGGACGAGCTGCGCCTGCTCACCGAAAGCGACCCGGCCGTGGGCATGGAGCTGCCCCCCAACAAATTCGTTTACCACCGGTACAAGGCCCGGTCAGGCCACCCCAGCCGGGCGGGGCTCTTACGGGTGTGCGCCTGGATGTACCTGTTCAAAAACTACGACATCAAAGATTGGGTAACTTTCGCGGAAGTCTACGGGATGCCCATCCGGGTGGGGAAATACGGCGCCAACGCCTCCAAGGAAGACAAGGACGCCCTGGTCCAGGCGCTGATCAACATCGGCAGCGACGCCGCGGGGATCATTTCCAAGGACACCGAGATTGAGTTTGTGGAGGCGGTCAAAAGCTCCAACGACGTGCACAAGACCCTGGCCGAATTTTGCAACGCGGAAATCTCCAAGGCGGTGCTGGGGCAGACCCTGACCACGGAGGTGGGCGAACGGGGGAGCTACGCGGCCAGCAAAACGCACGGTGAGGTGCGCCAGGATATCAAGGAGGCGGACTGCAAGGCGCTGGCGGAGAGCCTGCGCCGGGACTTGTTCCGGCCGATTGTGCGCTTCAACCTGGGGGAGGGCCCCCGGCTTCCCTACATCAAGTTCAAGTACGAACCGCCGGAGGACATGGAGCGCACGGCCAAGATCTACAGCATCGTGATCAAGGACATCGGCCTGCCGGTTTCGGCCGAGCACGTTTACGAGCGGTTCGGCATCCCCGCGCCGCGGGAGGGGGAAACGGTCCTTTCCCCGCCGGCCGGCGCCGTCCCGCTGGCGATGAAGGATATGATCCCCCTGGTCCTGGAAAACCGCCCCCCCGGTTTTACCCAGGCGCAGAGGCAGGTGGACAGTCTGGCCGACGGGGCGGTGCAGGAGAGCCTGCCCATATTCAAGGCGCTGCTCGCCCCCCTGCTGCAGCTGATTGAGCGCGCCGGCTCCCTGGAGGAACTGAAGAGAAAGCTCCCGGAAGCATACGCGGGGATGGATACGGCGGAGCTGGAGGACCTGCTGGCCCGGGCCATGTTCGTGGCCGACCTCTACGGCAGGTGGGCGGCCGGTGTTTAGCTTTGAATCCATGTCTTTCAGCCGGGCCATCGAATACTTCCGGGACAAGGTGCTCTTGACGCAGGAGCGGTTCGAGGCCCTGATCGACGAGTACAAGACCAAAGCTTTCGCGGTGGCGGGGATCGCTTCGCTGGACGTGCTGAACGACATTTACCAGGCCCTTTTAAAGGCCCTGGAGGAAGGGCTGACAATTAAAGAGTTCCGCGAGCTGGTGCAGGAAATCCCCCGGCGCAAAGGGTGGGAAGGGCTGCTCCCCTACCGGATCGACAACATCTTCCGCACCAACGTCCAGACGGCCTACAACGTGGGCCGGTACCGGCAGATGAGCGACCCGGATGTTATTAAGCGCCGGCCGTACTGGATGTACGACGCGGTGAACGATAAGAGAACGCGGCCCACCCACCGGGCGCTGGACGGCATGGTCTTTCCGGCTGACCACCCCTTTTGGGATACCTGGTACCCGCCCAACGGGTACCGGTGCCGGTGCGGGGTGCGCAGCCTCTCGGAGAGGGACCTCAAGCGCCTGGGGCTGGAGGTGAGATCCGAGGTGCCGGCCATGGTGGAGCCCCCCGGGCAGCCCGCCCGGCCGCTGCTGCCCGACCCCGGATTCGCTTACAACCCGGCGAAGGTGGCCTGGGAGCCGGACCTTACGAAATACCCGGAGCCGCTCCGGGAGGCTTACAGGAGAAAGCGGGGTGGATAGAAAGGTAACGGGAAAGTAACGGGAGAAAAAGGAGTGGTAACCATGCGGTAACCAAAAGGTAACGGTAAAGTAACGCAGGGTAACGGCCAGGTAACGGCGGTTACCTGGCCGTAAACACTGGAAAGCCTTGAAAATTCCGGCCCTTTTGAAGCATGGTAACGCCCGGTAACGGGGCCGGCAAGGAGGGTAACCATGGACAAAGCGAAGCAGGCCCAGGAAGCCCGGTCCAGGCGCTACAAGATCGGGATCAAACCCGGCGGCAACGTGACCATCCCGGGCGAGCACCGGGAGCGCTGGCCGGGAATTGAAGACGAAGACTACCTTGATCCGGTCAATTACCGCTACCCCTGCCCCAACGCGGAACAGACGCGGGTGGCCGCCCGGTACTGGGCGCAGGAGGACAACCGGCGGCAATACACCGAAGGCGAACAGGAGATCATCACCCGCCGGCTGGAGGAGAAAAAGAAGAAGTTCAAGATCGGCGAGTACGCCCAGGAAAACACGTATGCGGTCACCCTGACCAGCGACCTGGCCGCCCACCCGCCGGAGTGGGTCCAGCTCCTGCCCTTCGGCTATGTGAAATCCACCGAGGGGGATTTCACCGTCGATGAGGAGAGCCTGCGCGAAATCGTCAACCGCTTCCGGGAACGGGGCAATGACATCGTGATCGACTACGAGCACCAGACCTTGGGCGACGTAGTGGCCCCCGCGGCAGGCTGGATCAAAGAATTGGAAGGCCGCGGCCAGGCAGGGCTTTGGGCCAGGGTGGAGTGGAACGAGCGGGCCAGGCAGTACATCGCCAGCAAGGAATATCGCTACCTGTCCCCCGTGGTGCTGGTGCGCAGGGCCGACGGCAAGGCGGCGGCGATCCATTCCGTGGGGCTGACCAACGCGCCGGCGATCGACGGCATGCCGGCGCTGGTGAATAAAAACAAGGAGGCTGAAGAGATGAATTTGGCGGCAATTGCCAAGAAGCTGGGGCTGCCGGAAAACGCGACCGAAGAGCAGGTGCTGGCCGCCCTGGACGGTTTGCAGGCGCGCGCTGACCTGGTGGCCCACAAGGAAATTCTCACCCTGCTGGACCTCAAAGAAGACGCCAGGCTGGAAGAAGTAAAGGGCGCCGTCATCGCGCTCAAAAACCCCTCGGGCTACGTTTCCATCCAGCAGTTCAACGAGCTAAAGCAGAAGCTGGAAATCAAGGAGCGCGACGAGCTGGTGGCGCAGGCGCTCAAATCCGGCAAGGTAGCGCCGGCCCAGAAGGAGTGGGCGGAAGCTTACGCGCTCAAGGACCCTGACGGATTTAAGGCGTTCCTGGAGAAGGCCCCGGTGGTGGTGCCTGTGCAGGAGATAGTCGGGGGCAAGAGCGATCCGGCAAAGCAGGCCAAGCTGGAGGAAACCCAGGCGCTGGTCAACAAGATGCTGGGCATCACGGACGAGATTTTTAAAAAGTACGGGGGTGAAAGCGAGTAATGGCTGCGTTGACCAAGGACCGGAACACGACAAGAAAAATCGGCGGCCAGGCGGCCTACCCGGTGGCGGCCGGCGTGAAGATCTACGCCGGGGCGCTGGTCTGCATCAACGCCAGCGGCTACGCCGTGCCGGCAGCCGACACGGCCGGGCTGAAGCTCGTCGGCGTAAGCAGGCAATACGTGGACAATACCGGCGGGGCCGACGGCGCCCAGACCGTTTTGGTCTGGAAGGACGGTGTTTTCGATTTCGCGGCTGCCGGCATGACGGCCGCCGATGTGGGCAAGCCGGTATTTGTGGCCGACGATCAAACGGTGGCGCTGGCCACCACCAACGGGGTGGGCTGCGGCATCATCACCGAGGTGGAATCAGCGACAAAGGTGTGGGTGGACATTGACGAAGCCAACCGCCGGACGGGCCAGGCGCAGGCCAACAGCACGGCTGCTGACGTAGCCGGCGTAGTGGCCGATCTAAACGCGCTTTTGGCCAAGCTCCGGGCGGCCAGGATAATAGCCAGTTAAGGAGGGAAGCGGATGATCATTAACCAGGCGACCCTGCAGAGCATCTACAAGTCCTTTAAAACCCTTTTCAACGAAGCGCTCACCACCGCCCAGCCGGTCTACGAGCGGATCGCCACGGTGGTGCCGTCGGGCACCCGGGAAGAGGAGTACAAGTGGCTGGGCAAGATTCCGCGGATGCGCGAATGGATCGGCGACCGGGTAATCCAGAATCTGGCCGCCTACGGCTACACGATCAAGAACCGCGACTGGGAAGCGACCGTGGCCGTGGACCGGAACGACATCGAGGACGATACGATCGGCATTTACCGCCCGTTAATCCAGGCGTTGGGGCAGTCCGCCGCTTTGCACCCGGACGAGCTGGTTTTTGAGCTTCTGGTGAACGGTTTCACCTTGAAGTGTTACGATGGGCAGCCGTTTTTCGCACCCGAGCACGTGGACGGCGACCAGCCACCCCAGTCCAACATGACCACGGCGGCGCTTTCGGCTACCTCTTACGGCGCAGCCCGGGCGGCCATGATGAGCTTAAAAGACGAGCACGGCCGGCCGCTAAAGATTGTGCCTAACCTGCTCGTGGTTCCGCCGGCCCTAGAAAAAGTGGGCCGGGAAATTTTGCTTGCCGAGCGCGACGCCGCCGGCGCCACCAACCCTTGGCGCCAGACGGCGGAATTGCTGGTGGCGCCGGAATTGGCCGGCCACGACACCATGTGGTTTTTGTTTGACGTGAGCAAGCCGATTAAGCCGCTTATTTTCCAGCGCCGCCGGGCCCCCGAATTCGTGGCCCTGGACGATCCCCGGGATGAAAACGTTTTCATGCGGAAGGAGTACGTCTACGGCACGGACAGCCGGGACAACGCCGGCTACGGGCTGTGGCAGCTGGCTTACGGTTCCACCGGTACAACGTAAGGAGTGGGGCCGATGGTGCGCATAACAAGTAAGGTTGACGGCTACCGGCGGTGCGGGGTGCTGCACCCCGCCCGCCCTACCGATTACCCGGACGGGCAGTTTACCGGGGAGCAGCTGGCCATTTTAAAGGCCGATCCCTTGCTTGCCGTGGAAGAAATTCCAGAAGAAACCCCTTCGGGAGACGCCCCGGAAAAGCAAAAGGCAAAAAAGAAGGCGGAGTAAATGTACTGCACTTACGAGGACTTAAAAAACCGGGCGCCGGAGGCCAAGATCGTTGAGCTGGTGGACGATGAGGGCGCCGGAGTCCTGACCCCCCAGGGGCAGCAGCGGATCGATCAGGCCATCGCCGCCGCGGTAGACGAGATCAATCCGTACTGTATGAAGCGCTATCCGGTGCCCTTTAATCCGGTACCGGGGATCATCAGGAACGCCGCCGCGGACATCGCCCTGTACAACCTTTTCACCCGGCGGGGCTACGACGAGGAGAGCGCGGACAAGAGCATCCTGGAGCGCTACAAAAACGCCGTGCGGATCCTGGAGGGTATTTCCGCCGGCAGGATCACCCTGGGGCAGCCTGAGCCCCCGCCGGAATCGGGGGTCAGCTTTAACAGCGGGGAGCGGCGGTTCTCCCGGAAAAAGCTGGAGGCGTTTTAGGTGGGAGTCAAGCTCGAAGGGGATTGGTCGAAACTGGAGAACAACCTGCACCGGCTGGTCCGGCTGAACTTCACCGCCCTGCACAAGGAGATCGGGGAATACCTGGTTTCCAGCACCCAGGAGCGCTTCGACACCGGAACGGCCCCGGACGGCACCAGGTGGCCCCCCTCTCTGCGGGCGCGCTCAGAAGGCGGCCAGACCCTGCGGGACACCAACATTTTGCGCAATTCGATCGATTACGCGGACCGGCCCGACCGGGTAGAGGTGGGCACCAACGACAGGCGGGCGCCGGTCCACCAGTTCGGGGCGACCATCCGGCCCAAAAGGGCGAAACACCTGCGCTTTAAGGTGGCCGGGCGCTGGGCGCGGAAGAAGGAAGTGGAGATCCCGGCCCGACCGTTTTTGGGGATCAGCCCTGACGACGAGAAAGAGATCGAGAAGATCATCAGGGATGCCCTGGAGGAAGTGCTCAAATGAGGAGCGTTTGCGAAGCGTATCTGGTCCAGGCGCTGCAACAGGCCGGCGTCGTTAACGTCTACACGGAACCGAAGGACGCCGCCGCCCACACGGTGGTACCCTACGCGGAAGTGCTCTGGGGCGACGAGCGCCTGCGCTTCGACGGCTCCCTGGTGGCCGGCTATGACGGCACGGACGACCAGGGCCGGCCGGTGCGGATCTTGCGCCGCCGGATCTACCAGCGGACCTTGCCGGCGGAAGTGAAGATCGTCCACCGGGAAGGGCAACTGGCCGCCGTCGCGGATGCCTTTGTGGCCGGCCTGGCCCGCCGGATCTTCGACGGCCGGGAAAACGCCATCCTGATCAGCCTTTCTACCGGCGCATCCGAAGAGAGCGCCAGCAGATTGAGAGGAAAAGAAGTAACCGTTTTTCTCAT